CGCCGAGTAGCCGCGCTCACAGTCAGGACAAGGGACCTCGTCGAACCTGTCAGGACTGAGGAACCCCTTCCAGACCTCGTTCTGCGGCCAATCGAAGTCGAGCGGTACGCGGCGAATCTCTCGGCCCATGGTCACTTCTCCCTTTCGAGGTACCGGTAGATGGTGGTGCGGGCGACGCCGAGTTCGTCGGCGATGTCCTGCACGGTGTGCTTGCGCTTGCCGTCGCCGCCGAGCTCGTCGTACATCTCCTGCGCGAGCTTCACCTGGCGGGGCTTGAGGGCCTGCTTCCTGCCACCGACCCGTCCGCGGGCGCGGGCCGCTGCGAGGCCGTCGTGGGTGCGCTCCACCATCATTGAGTGCTCGAACTCGGCGATGGCGCCCAGGATTGTGAAGAACATCCGGCCCGCGGGGGTCGATGTGTCGATGCCTTGGTCGAGGACGACGAGCGTGATGCCGTTGCCGCGCAGCCGCTCGGACAGCTCCAGGAGGTTCTTGGTGGAGCGGCCGAGCCGGTCGAGCTTGGTGATGACGAACTCGTCTCCATCGCGGGCGGCGATGAGCGCCTTGTCGAGCTCAGGGCGGGAGGCGAGCTTCCCGGAGGCCTTGTCGACGTAGATCTGGTCGCATCCGGCGGAGCGGAGCGCGTCCTCCTGTGCGTCGAGGTTCTGGTCGCGGGTGGAGACCCGCCCGTATCCGATTCTCATGGGCCTAGCGTATCGATTGAAGAGCGTTTGCGCTACATAGTTAAGGACACGAGTTTTCGTCAAATGCGGCCTGCGGAGACGTGGTTGCAGTACGGCTGCCCGTCAATCGTTCGTTTCCGGACGCCCTCCAAGCGGCACGTGAGTCGACCCTGCACGCCAGCAACTGCGGAGGCACTACTGACAGCCAGCCCCTCCTTCGGCAGACTCTCGCCCCTGACGGCCGATGAAGGGGTGGGCATGGCGGAGCGAACCTACGAGCAACTGCAGGCGCGGGCGGTTAACAACCTGGACAACAGCTACTCGGGAGACGACGGCTCCAGCGAGCAGGCGGCAGCGCTCGCGAGGGCCCAGACGTATTCCCTGCTGGCGTTCAGCGCTGCCATCCGAGATCTCGCGCAGGCGATGCGCGAGAACCGTTAGAACGACGAAGCCGCCCCCGCTGCCACCCTCGGAGGGCGGCAGCGGGGGCGGTGTCATGCAGGCTCGTCGCCTGGGTCGGGTTCCTGGAACGGGTCGGTGCTCGGCGGCGGCGCCTCGGCCGGCACCGGTTGTTCCTCGATCCTCCCGAAGGAGAAGAGGGAGGTGGCGTCTGCCGCCGCGTTGTCGCGGCGCGGCAACCGCGGGATCGGATCCGGCATGCGTACTCCAGTTTTCACACGTCGATGGAGTCGAGGTATGGCTTGGCCCGGTCCGGGATGGGGCGGGGTGCCGGCGGTTCGAGGCCGGCCGTGCGGATGTAGGAGACAAGGCCGCGCCGGTCGACCACGAGCCAGGAGATCGCGGCGCCTTGGCCGGTGATCTGTTCCTGCTGGCCCGTCAGGTCGTCCTTCAGGTCATCGATCCGCTCGTTGAGGGCCTTTTTGATCTCGGTGAAGTCGTCGCGCTTCTCCTGCCGTTTGGTGCGACGTGCCGACCTTGCCGAAACCACACCGCCAGCTGCCGCGACGACGGCCATTCCCGCCTGCACCCAGGTGTCCGCGCCCATCAGCCCTCAACTCTCTTGGGCCGGGGTACCTCTCGCCACCCGGCAGCGACGATCACCGGTACAGCGATCACAGCCCAGACTGCGGCGGCCACCCAGCCTCTCGGGAAGTCGCCTAGGAGCCACGACACCAGATAGGACAGCATCCACGGCAGGACGATGAGGACGAGGGCGACGAAGCCGAACCAGTCCACGCCCTGTGGCACGAACGCTGCGCCGAGGGCCAGGATGCCGGTGGCGATCCATAGCCAGCCCCACACATGCAGCGGCAGCACTTGCGTTGCCAGGGTGAGACCGCGCTGGTCGGGCTGCGGGGAAACGAGCTGCCCGTACCCATAGAGGGCCCACACCGTGCCGTAGCTGAGGAGGATCGCGCCGCGGCGGCCCAGCAGCCGCATCAGCCGCCGGGCCGCACGGCACCGCATGTCAGACCCCCGCCGGACCGGCCTTGAAGGGGCTGGACCTCTCCAGCGCCACAGCCGGTACGGGTGCGGTGACCTTCTCTCGCAGCCACAGCGTGACGAGCGCGCCGATGGCGGCCATGACCTTGGACTGGTCCGCGGCGGACCAGTCGAGTCCGAGGCCGACGCAGAGGGCCATCACGGTCTGGGCAAGCTGCACGATCGCGGCGGCGAGCGCCCCATTCTTGAGGACTATCGCGGAGATGAGGCCGACGGCGGCGGCGGAGACGGCGTTGATCGCGGTCTGCGTTCCGTCGGAGATGTCGACGCCGAACGCCGACAGCGCCTGCAGGAGTGCGGCGATGAAGCCGAGGATGTAGACCGGCTCACGACCGAACCACTTCATGATGATCTCGATTCTGCTGGAAGGTCCGGGTTACTGGGCGAGTCGTGCGGCGAGCTTGGTGGCGACCAGTTCCGCGATCCGCTCGGCGAGCGCCGGGGTGGCGGCGACGGCGGCGGCCAGGGTGGCGACTTGCGAGTCCGTCAACTCGACCGCGGACAGCCCGTCGACCTTCTTGCCGAGGTCGCGCACGCGGGTGGTGACGTCCTGGATGTGGGTCTGCCACGTCCAGTACCGGTTCGTCGCATAGTCGGAGGCGTCCGCAGGGGCGGTCAGTACGTCGTCGGTCTTCAGCAGCTTCGCGTACACGGCTGCGGCGACCTTGTTGATGTCGTCGGTGGTCAGGGCCACGTCGTCCTCCTGGGGCGGGGTGGTGCCGCCCTGGGCGGCGGTGAGGATGGCGGCCATCGGGAATGCGCCCGGGTCGCCGTGCACGTTGCCGCTGGGTACGTGCTGGTGTCCGCAGTGGCCGCTGAATGCGGTCCAGGCGCTGTTACTCATGCGGACGCCGTTGCCGGTCCCGTAGCTGGCCGGGTACGGCTTGAAGGTGAGGCCGGAGGTCAGGGGCACGCCGTGGTTGTCGTGCGCCCACTTCGCGAACGCCGCCAGATCCCGGACGACCCAGTCGGGCAGCTCCGGCGTGTAGAGATGCTGGTAACCGGCCTGAGCCCACTTCGTGTGGGTCGACGGGTCGCAGGTGCCGACGATCTCGACCTGGCACACGTTCAGCGTGTTCGTGGCAACGGCGCCGGCGTGCACGAGGGCGCGACTGGAGACGTCGAAGTCGAAGTGCTGGTACCAGAGGAGCCGCTTGTTCTTGAAGTCTGGTAGTGCGGTGAAGTTGGGGGCCATCGATCCGCCGTCGTAGGACGGCAGGGACGTTCCTTCGGTGGAGTGCCAGACCATGGTGTTGGACTCCATGGGGTCGCCGCCCCAGGCGGTCTGATACCAGTACGCGGTGCTGGCGCCAGGAAATTTCTGCGGACCCGTCTTCGTCACGGTCGTCCCCCGTTCGTGTGGCTGCCGTTCACCAGCGCCTGCATCAGAGCGTCCGCTTCCTGGATCAGGTCAGCCGCCTGAGCCAGTCGCGGATCCGTAGCAGGAGCCGGCGAAGGAGGAGGGGTGGGCGCCGGGGTGGGCGCGGGCTGTGGGGTGACGGGGAACGGCCTGGTGGTGATCTCCTGGTAGGCGGCGGCGAGAGCGGCCTGGTCGATGCCGACGAGGAAGTTCGGGTGCTTCAGGTGTTCCGGCCAGATCACCACGTACAGCTCGTCGACCTTGTGGCCGAAGTAGCGGTCAGTGAACGATGTCTCGTCGGCCCAGGTCAGGAAGCGTTCGTCGCCGCCGAGCGCACCCCTGGCGCTGCTTTGAGGCGCGTAGCCGACGGTGAGAACCGAGTGGCCGCCCTCGTCGGGGCTACTGCGGTGGTAGTCCCAGGGCTTGTTCGCCCCGAACTCCTCCTGGTTCGCCTCCTGCACAGTGACGCCGGTCCACACGGCGCCGAAGATCGCGATGGCCGCCTTCACCTGTTCGGGGGCCGACGGGTCGACACGGGCGAAGGCGATGGCCTTCACGCCGTCGGGTCCGCCGTGCTTGACGAGGTACTCCAGCAGGGTCTGGAGGTCTACGCCTCCGTCGGCGTCACTGCCGGGACCGTTGGCGTTCTCGTCACCGTTGGGGTCGAAGTCCGGGTTCTGGGTGCGGTACAGCTCCCAGACGTCATCCTGGTCCGGGTACTTCTCCTCGCCCGCGATGGCGGTGACGAGGCGCCGGAAGTTGGCCCAGGTGACGGGGCCGCATACGCCGGCGACGTCGTTGCCGAGCATTTTCCAGCCGCCGTTGAGGGGGGCGGCGTAGTCGGCGGTTGCCGGGTGGTCGGGGACAACGCCGCTGAAGATGCGGGCGAAGGGGATGGCGCGGGCACGCTTGGGTGCGCGGCGGCCATACCTGCGCGAACTGGTGGTCAAGGAGCCCTCCCGGGCATGACGAAGGGCCCCGCTTCAGGGCCGGGGCGCGGTGTTGCGCGGGCTAGAGGGAGACGGTGACGCCGTTGAATCCGATCCACGGCGGTTTCACGTCGGTGCCGATCCCGAATACCTGCAGGTAGCCGTCGGTCTGCACGTCGAGCTTCAGGGCGATGCGCTCCGAGGAAACGTCTGAGCAGGGGATCACCACGGAGCGCAGCGTCGACGGGCGGACTGCGGACGGCAGGGCGGTCTGGTTGATGATGTAACCGCTGGGGGGTGATGCCGGGTACGAGGCTCGGGCGATTGCGCCGCGGAGCTGCAGGCTGTCCTCGCCGGAGATGTTCAGTCGGCGGTACTGGAGGGTGCCGTTGCTGTTGCCGTTCTGGGTGAATCCGGAGACGAGGCCGATCGTGGTCCACGACGAGGTCCCGACGGAGATGGTGACCCATGCGGTGCCGTCGTACACGTCGAGGCGGCCGACGTCGGTCAGCCAGGTCATCATGCCGGGCACGGGTGCTGCGGTGCCGACGAGGGTGGCGCCTCGTGTGGATGCCGATGCGAACGTCAAGCGCAGCCGGGGCAGCGTGCCCGCGGCGAACAGGGCGATGGCGTCCGGGATCGACGGGGCGTCGGTCATCGACCAGAGGCCGATGTTCTGCCCGTAGGTGTCGACGGTGGACATGCAGTCTCCTATCCGATGCGGGTGACCCGCATGAAAGATCCGGCGGCGAGGCGGGTGAAGGACGCGTTGGTGGTGGCCTGAGCCCACTGCAGAGCACACGTGCCGGCCGCCGTCGTGGTGACGGTGGCCGTCTCCAGCGCGTAGCACTGCAGGGTGTTGTCGTCGCGGCTGCCGTAGATGCAGGCGGTGGTGTAGCCGTGGACGCCGAAGCGGCCTTGCCCGCCAGAGGAGGTGCCGGAGAGGATGGCGCCCTGATCGGGGCCGATTGCGCTGCGATTGCCGCCCGCCCCGACGGGCACGGTCCACTGCGTCCGGAATCGGGCCGTGTTCGTGGCGGCGTGGTGCAGGTGGAACTCGACGTGGAACGCGGCGTTGGCTTCGAGCTGGATGGACAGGTCCGGGTCGTCGGCGAGTGTGCTCGTCGTCCGGTCGGTGGCCGCGGTCTTGTACCGGTAGACGGGCGCGTAAAGGGGAGTAGCGCTGGTGGCGAGCCGGTTGAGGGCGATCCAGTTGCCGCTGCTGGACTGGCTGATGACCGCGACGTCGCCGACGGCCGGGGATGGATAGGAGGCGAGGCAGCGACACACGATGCCGTCCGCGGTGACCGTTCCTGGCCCTACGGCGCTGACGGTGGCGAGCCGCCAGTCCGCTCCGCGCACGGAAGGGGCCTGTTCCCCGGCCCGTTTAGCTGAGCGTTGCAGTGAGGTCGTGAGTTCGTTGCGGAGGGCGTGATCACTCTTGGTCGTCACGAGTCCTCCTTGGCGGAGATCGTCGTGATGGGGAAGTCGCCGCCCTCGTCCAACGGGACGGAGAAGGAAGCGACCTGGTGGAGTTCACGGGTGCCGTCCTCGTGCATGACGCGCAGCACGTCTCCGGGTTCGAGCGCCGGGTTGGGGAGGCTGGAGAAGTCGCCAGCCGAGTTCGGAGCCTTGGCCTGCGCGAGCTGCAGGTTCCCGGCCTGCGTGCACGCTGCCAGCGTGATGAGCGTCGACGACGAGTAGAACATCGGCCGTCGGCCGAACGGGCCACCCCAGTACGTCGGTGAGTTCACGTCGGAGTCGGTGGCGAGGTAAGAGATCGGGGGGATGTTGTCGGCGGTGTTCTCTCCGCGGGCGAGGACTCCGTTGAAGACGTTCGCACTGCTCATGCCCCTGTTGCCGGAGATGTAGACGCCGCCCTCGGTTGCTTCGACCGCCCACACGGGGGTGGCGGTGAGGAGGTCGGGCAGGGTGGCGATGATGAACACGCCGTCTGCGTTCGGGTACACCTCGGCGCCGGCCGCGGCAGCGATCTCTTGGGCGCCTGCCCACGGGTCGGCTTCGATGTCGAATGTCCGTGAGCCGATGGGTGCGTCGACGATGGTGCTGATGACGTCGGCGGTCGGGATGCTGCGCTGAATGAGTGCGGTCACGGCGCCGACAACGGTGCCGGTGGCTGTGTAGGCGGAGGTGAACTTGTCGTCCGCGACGATTGCGGAGAGATCCTTGCCCTGCAGGGTGACGGGTCCGTCGTTGATGTCGCCGTCGACGGAGTCGAGTCGGAACACGCCGAGTGGTACCAGTTCGCTGCTGCCGTCCCCGTAGTGGACGCCGCGGGCGATCCGCAGTCGGGCGCCGTAGGTGGCGAGCTGATCGGAGGGGCTACGGGGGATGGCTGCCGGGTCGGCGACGGTGACGGAGCAGGTGCGGCGGATCGCCTGCCCGCGGGCCACCGGCACCGACCCGCCTGTGTGGTCCAGGTCGATGACCTGTCCGGTCGTCAGGAACAGCTGCACCCTGGTGGCGACCTGATGGGACTCGGCGAGACGGGGCAGGAAGCGGTCCGAGACGGGGTACATCGATCACCCCGTTCGGCGGTCGAGCAGGAGATCCTCACACGTCGCGTATACGGCGAGCAGGTCGGCGCAGGTGTCGAACTCGGTGACGACGTCCTGCCAGGTCCGCCCGGCCGCTCCGTTCACGGCGGTGGTGACTGGCATGTCTGTCTCTGTGAGCGGCATCGTCCACGTCCGCCAGGGTTCCTGCGCGGGCCCGCCGATGCGGCCTTCTTTCACGCCGCCTACGGAGACGTACATGTCGTCGATCCCCATGCCGGGTACGGCCTGCCACAGCAGGACGTTGCCGGAGCTGAGCAGGAGTCGGAGGGCTTTGCGTTCCTCGTCGGTGCGGGTCCAGACGGCGAGGTCGCCCTCCAGCCCGCCGCGGGTCCCCGAGAGGATGACCGCGTTGCGTCTGCCGCGGACACGTTGCACGGACTGGGTGATCGGTTGATCCCAGTCCGGCGCCGCCTGCACGACGACCTTCAGGTTTCTCTGCGGGTTGCCCGGGTCCTTCAGCCAGGACTGGTTGACGTCCGCGAGGGTGACCTTCACGTAGCTGCTGGTGCGGTTCGTGGAGGTGAGGGAGCCGGGCACGTTCTGTTCGATCGTGTACCGCACGAGGGTGTTGAGTGGCGCCTCGTGGTCTTCGAGGATGAGCAGATCATCGGTGATGGGCTGGTGATATATGAGGCCGGCGCTGCCGCGTACCAGTGAGCGGGCGCCGTCCGTCGTGACCCGGTAGACAGAGACTTCGTCGTCCACGGTCAGTTCGCGCAGGGTGAGGCTGACGTATCCGCCCTCGTCGACCGCCACGGCTTCCGTCTGTGGCAGGACTTGCCACAGCACGGCCTGGTCGATCTGCAGGACGCTGCTGGTGGCCGAAGCGGTGACCAGCAGGTCGATGGCCCCTTGGGTGGCGCCAGCCGGGGCGACGGCGTCGCTGTTCAGCGCGAACCAGCCGCCGCCGGAGATGGCCCACGAGACTCCGGTGGAGGTGCCGAGGTCGACGTTGGACGCGTCGTACCAGCGGATCCTCACCCCTACGGACGACCACGATCCTGCAGCGATGTGAGCGAAGATCTGGGCACGGAAGTTCAGCCCTGCGGTGATGCCGATGGAGCGGCCGGACCGGACCGAGGACTGCGTCGCCGTGCTGGAGGTGATGGCGAGTGCGTAGGAGCCGTCGAAGTAGCTGCCGCCCCACGGCGTGGTCCGGGCCAGGGTTGCCACTCCGGAGCCTGTCGTCCAGCCTCCGATGCCCTGCTCGAAAGACGAGTCTGCATAGGAGAGGATCGACCCGGCCTGCAGTTTGGGGGCGGCCGTGACGACGACTGTCTCTAGCCGCAGCACCTGCCCGGCAGAGGCTGTGTCCAGGCCGGCCGCAACAGAGCAGCTCGCGGCGTTGCTTGGGGCGACCATGGAGGCCCGCTGCCGATACATGCCCGTGCCCGGGGCGGCAAGTGTTGAGCGCTGGGCGGCTACCTGGTTGCCGACAGTGTCGTAGAACCGCAGCTCGATCCAGGCGGTCGAGGACAGCGTGGGCGGCTGCAGGTAGGCGTAAGCCAGGTACTCGGTTCCGGGGGTGACTGCTGGCCGGTCGAGGGCGAGGACGGACGCGTTGCCTGCCGCGACAGCCGTCATGGCGAGGGTGTGGCCGCCCGCGAGGTAGTTGTCGACGGCCCAGTTCATGACCGGGACCTGGCGGGACAGCGTCGCGTTGACGACAGATGCCCAGCCGGAGGCGTCGACCTCGGTCGACTCCGTGTTGAAGTTGAGCAGGTTGCCGGTCGTGCGGATCGGGAGCCCGAGGTAGACGTTCTCCCAGAAGTGGTGAATGTTCGCGGCGGTCTCGGTCGATGACAGCAGCACCTGCGCCTGTGTCGCCGCCGATGGTGCCGGCCCGGCCACGCTCACCCGGTGCCAGCCGCCGGATGATCCGGCCGTGGTCAGTGACCAGGTGACGCTGATCTCCGTGCCGGAGGCGTTCAGCCAGCGGATCCCGATGCGCTCGGCCACGGATCCGCCGACATCGGAGAACGCCTCGTACACGGTGCCTGCGGTGACCGGATAGGAGGAGACGGTGCGGGCCTGCATCTCGCCCGCAGCCACCGACTTGACGTCGAGGCATCCGCTCCCGTTCCGGCCGCCCGTGCCCTGAGTGGTGGTGCAGTTGAGCTTGCTCGTCCACCCCGACGCATTCGGGTCGACCGACTCGGTGGTCGAGCTGAGGAGGTTCCCGGGGATTGCCAAGGTGGCCTCCTCAGCTCGCGTTCAGGGTGGAGATGAGTTGCTGCTGGCCCTCGCGCATAACGGCCACGGCTTCGCCGCGGACCCTGCCGAGGAATTCGCCGGAGTCGAGCGTGAGGTCGCCCTCGAAGGTCATGGGCCCCGACGGGCCCCGGGCGGCCATCGACGTGAGGGCGTTGGCCTGGCTTGTCGTGAAGACGGGCTCGGGCCTGCCCGTGCCGTTGTAGGCGAGGTTGAGGCCCGGCTGTAGGTAGCCGCCCGAGTCGTATCCGCCCTTGCGGTCGTATGCCTTCGACAGGGAGCCGTAGGAGCCGAGGGCGTACTTCATGGAGCTGTAGATGTTCGCCATCGGGTTGACCGACGTCCCGTACAGAAACGGGCCTGTCTTGCGGTACTTGCCCGCGTAGGAACGGAACGTGGGGCCGATGACCTGCATCAACCCGACGGACGGGTGTCCGGCCTTCCAGTTGGAGTCGGTCCGGTTGACGATCGTCGGGTTGCCGCCGGACTCCTGACTCATGCGGCGGAGCGTCGACCCTGCCAGGCTCCGGGACTGGTGCACTTCGGCGAGAGCCTTGAGGACGACGGGCCGCCACTGTCCGACGCCCTTCGACGCCTGGTAGTCGATGTTCGGTGTGGCCCGCTTGTCGCCCTCCTTGCCTGCGCCGACGAGGCTGAGCGCCAGGTTCTTCAGGGAGTCCTTGAGTAGCCCGACAAACCCGATCTTGCCACCGGGGATGGCGTCGATGAGCGGGTTGACGACGTGCGTCACCCCGGATTTCACCGCGTTGCCGAAGGTGTCCTTCAGCCAGTTGGCGCCGGCCTTCACCTTGTCCCAGGCGCCGCCGAGGGCATCGCCGATGCCGGAGAAGATGCCGCCGTCCTTGAAGCCCAGCTGGGAGCGGACTCCCGCGACCCCGCCGCTGCGGGCGGCTGCGTTCATCGTGCCGACGTAGCCGGGGCCGACTGCCCTCGTCCATTCCGGGCGCATGATGGCCTCGCCGCCCGAGAGGGCGACGGGGCCGCGCACGGACGGTACGAGGTGCACGTCCTTGCCCGGGGTGTAGCCGGGCATGATGCCGCCGGTTGCGAACTTGAGGGGGGCGAGGTGCTTGCCGCCGAACGCGTCGGTGACGAGATTCCAGACCTTCCGGATGCCGTTGTTGTAGACGACGTCCACGACGTACTGGACCGGCGCCTTGGCGATCGCCTTGACCTTGTCCCAGGCCGTCTTGATCCCGGCGCGCGCCGAGTCGAAGGCGCCGACCATCTTGTCGCGGAGCGTCGTTCCCCATCCGGGGATGGTCTTGGTGAAGAACGTGCCGATCGGTGAGAGCACATTCCGCTTGATCGACGACCAGGCGTCGGAGATCCCGCCCCGGATCTGGGACCAGTGCTTGACGATATAGACGGTCGCCAGGCCGATCGGGCCGGTCAGGGCGCCGAGGATCCACGGCCAGTTCTTCTTCACCCAGTCCAGTGCCGCACGGAACATGGCGGGGATCTTCTTGGTGAAGAAGTCGGAGAAGGGGCCGGCGAACCAGTCGGTGACGGCCTTGGCCCCTGTCTTCACGGCGGACCAGACCGCTTGCACCCCTGTGCGGAACCAGCCGAACTTGTTGTAGGCCCAAATGACGATGGCGATCAAGGCCAAGATCGCAATGCCGAGCAGCACGAAGGGGTTCGCGTCGGAGGCGGCGTTGAACGCCCACTGGGCGATCGTCCACAGCTTCGTCGCGACAATGATCCCGTAGATCAACTGGATCATCCACGGTGCCTTGTCAGCGACGATCGCAATGAAGTTCGCGACGCCGCCGAGGACTTTCAGGAGCGGCCCAGAGATCGGCGACAGCGCCTCCCCTACCTGCAGGAATGCCGAACCGACCTTCCGAAGGGCGCTACCGAGAAGGGCCGCTTTGTCCGAGGCGAACGTCAGGAAATGCTCGAACGCCGGGGACCCCTTCAGCCCCGCGCCCCAGTCAGCGAACCGCTTGGTGATGCGCTGCATCCGGGACGAGATGCCGTCCATGTGCGGCAGGAAGCCGTCGACGATGCCCGCCATCCCCTTGATCAGGTTGCCGATTGCGACGCCGAGGCCGATGATCGCGGGCTTCACCGAGCCCTGCAGATCCTTCTTGAAGCCCTGCCAGAACGGCGACTTCACCGACTTCGAGGCCCGGTCCTGCAGATTCTTGATCGCATCCGCCGCGCCCTTCACGAACGGCGTCAGCGTCGGCAGCGTGTTCCGCAACGACACCAGCGCCCGCGTGAAGATCGGCATCACGGTCGGCTGCAGAGACTTCGACCAGTCGCCGAACGCGCTGCGCAGATCCAGGAACGCCTTGAAGGTGTCCCTGGCTGACGGAGACAGTTTCGCCAGCTCCGCCTGGTATTTGGCCTGAGCGATGGCCGCCTGGTCGACACCGCCGGCTGCCGACATCGACGCTGAGGCGATCTGTCGCTGCGCCGACGCGATGGAGTCCGCACCAGACTGCTGGGCCTGTACGACGCGTTCCTGAGCACGAGCGATGTTCTCGGCGCCCTGGCGCTGCGTCTCCGTGACGTTCTTCTGCGCCTCCGACAGCTTGTTCTGTGCATCCGCGATGGCGCGCGTGTTCGCGATCTGCGTCTTGGTAACGTCCTGCTGAGCCGTCTTCAGCGCGGCCGTCTTGTCGACGACGTCCTGCTGCGCCTGAGCGACCCGCTCCTGGGCCGACTTGACCGTCGCCGAGCCCTCGACGCCAGCCTTGTTGGCGGCGGCCGTGTCGGAGGTCAGTCGCTTCGTCTCCTGCCGTTGCTCCTTGAGCCGCTGCACCGCCTGGTCGTACTGGAGGAGCGCCTTCTTCTTGTCCAGCTCGGTCGCGTTCGCGTTCTGCAGTACCCGGTCACGTGCCGCGGTCGCCTCGGTCAGGGCGATCTCGGCGTCCGTCTCGGACAGCTTCGAGTCGGTGAGCTGGTTGTTCATGTCCTGCAGCTGTCGCGACGCCTCGACGCGGGCCGCAGTCAGGTCCAACTGCGCCTGACGAGAGCTCTTCTGCGCTTGCGCGAGGTCCCGCTCGGCCTGATCGACCTGCTGGGTCGCCTGCAGCATCCGCTCGGCGGCCTGCGCATACGCATCCGACAGGGCTACCCGCGCCTGCTTCACCTGCGCCGCGGCCTGAGCGTTCGCCTGCGCCGACTGCCGCACCGCATCGCTGACACCACGCTCGGCATCAGAGATCTGACGGGCCGCATTGCGCTGCGCGGTGGCCAGAGACTGCTGAGCGCCAGCCAGCTGCAGAGCCTTCGAGGCGCCCTGCGAGGACGCCTGGCCACCCTGATAGGTGGAGGCCGTTGCCGCATCCTGAGCAGCCTTCTGCGCCTGCAGCACACCACCGATCTGCTTGAAAGCCGGCACCGCGACCAGGGCGATCGACCCGATGCCAGCCGCCGCGGCAACGCCGGCCGCCGCGATCGCACCCAGCCCGGCAGCCACCACCGGCAGCACCGGAATGATCGCCGGACCGAACGCGATAGCCGCCGTGATCAGCAACTGCATGCCGGAGACGGCAGAGGTCGTGTCGACGTCCACGCGGGCGGTCTGCCCGTCGAGCCGGTTGACCGCAGCCTGGAACGCTGCCAGCTGGGCGGCTGCTGCCCCGGCGTCCACACGCACAGCGACGTTCGCGTTCTGCGACGACAGGCGTGCGAGGCGGGCCTGGATTTCGGTGATCCGGGCCAATGCCGTGCCGGCGTCAAGGTCGACGCCGATACGGGCGTCCCGCAGGGACGTCAGCTGAGCCCTGAGGCGGGCAATCTCGACCTCGGCCGGGCTGGTGTCCGCCCCAATGTTGACATTGGGAAGGGACGCCTCAGCCTGCTGTACAGCAGCCCGAAGGCGAGTCCCGAGCTGCCCGTCCGTCTCGATACGGATCCGGGCAGGATCGGCAGTGATCTCGTCGATCTGCGCCTGCAGAGCTTGCAGTTGGGCGATCGCGCGAGCCGTGTCGGCACGCACCGCCACATTCGGGTGAGCGGCACCGATACGGCGCAGCCGCTCCTCGATGTCCGCCGCCTGCGCGCGAGCCGTCTCGGCGTCGATGTCGATGCCGACCGTCTTGCCCGACAGCGATTCCATACGGGCGCGCAGGCGAGCAAGGTCGGCGTCGACGCCCGTGTCCGACAGCCGGACGTCAAGCTTCGGCATCGACCGAAATGCTTCCTGCAACTTCGCCCGCAGAGAGCGCGCAAAAGCCCCGCCCGCCTGCTCGCCCTGCTTGGCCGCAGCCGGCCTCGCCTGCTGCCCGCCGAGCGTGATGCCCGTCTTCAGAGCGTCCTTCACCGCATCCTTGATGCGGTTGGCGATCTGGGCGCCGATCTGCTCGCCGATCGTCGTACCGATCGAGCCGATCTCACTCTGCATGGCAGGGCCGAATGCCTTGCCTGCGGCCTCGCCCGCGTCTTTGCCCGCCTTAGCTCCGGCCTCCTCAAGGGCTGCCTTGAGCCGGGCGTAGATCCCCGTGGTATTAGGGACGATGTCGACCTCGACGGAGCCGACAGAGATTGCAGGCACTGAGGGCCTCCCCTCAGCGCTACGCGGCGCCTCCGTTGATCAGGCCAAATAGGGTGTTGGCCTGCTCGTCCGTCATCTGCTGCTTCGGTTTGACCGGTCTCGCGCCAGGGCGGCGAATTGGCGTCGGCTGCGTCGGCTTCGTGCCCTTCGGCGTGGTGTTCGCGCTGGCGTAGAGGTAGGCCAGGTCTGCTACACGGTCCGCGACAACGGCGAGAAGTTGCTCCAGCTGGGACCAGCGGCCCTTCTCGGGCTCGCCCTTCTCTGCCTGATGCGCCAGTTCCTCGTCCGACATGCCATTACGCAGGGCGGTCCACGTCGCCGACTCGGGCGGAAGGTGCTCGATGAGGACCCGCAGGCGACGCCACGACATGGCACCGCGGTGCACGTCGAGCAGGTCGCAGCCTTGGTAGTAGCGGAGCAGGTCCGCCTCTACCGCCTCCGCGTGCGCCTCGACGACGGAGCGGGTCCACTGGATTTCCCCAGGCTCTCACCGGCCAGCGAGGCCGCATCCAGGGCGAACTCCATGAACTCGACCATCGTGGGGTCGAGTTCGAGGTACAGCTCGTAGTCGTCCGGGTGCAGCACCTTCTCGGCGAACCCGTCCAGGTTGCCCTGGTTGAGCATGCGCTGCCACGACGACCGCCAGGCCGCCGGCGGGATCACCTGTACTTCTTGGCCGCACAGGTCGGTGGTGACGTAGTGGCCCTCGGCCTCGATCTCCTGGGCCTCGGCCTCGGAGACGTCCGGCTCGTCGAACTCATCGTCCTGCTCGACGGCACGACGACTTGCCGGGCGGGCCGCCGCCGTGGCCGCGGTGCGCGGCTTCCTGCTGGCGGCCGTGGTCTTGCGGGGCGTGTTGGCCATGGCGCGGGCCTCTCTTCCTGTGGCGGCGCGGGCATCGTTCAAAGGTGGGCGGGCCGGGCCCGCGCCGGCTGGCTATACCAGCCCGCCCACCCGTTCAGGAGCCCGAGTAGACGGGCGTGGCGGGCAGCTTGTCGCAGTGGTACACGGTGTTCCCGGACTCGTCCGGGTAGGTGGTGATCGTCCACTCGTAGCCGGACATCTCGTCCTGCTTGAAGGAGACGTCGGAGCGGTCGTTGATCTCGCCCTGGGGGACGTAGAAGCCCCGGAAGGATTCACCGTCCACGACGATGAACCAGAACGCGCGCCGGTCCGGGATCGGGCTCGACGTTTCCGCGTACTTGGTGAGGCCGTCCTCGTCCGGGAGCAGGTCGCTGCTGTCGAGCCGGTACTGCAGGGACTGCACCACGGTGCGGCTGGTCTCCCAGACCGTCAGCTTGAACGTGCGCACCGACTTCGTGATCTGGGTGCGGAACGGGCTGGTGAGGCCCCACGGCGTGAACTCCTGGGAGTCCTCGTCGAACCCGTAGGTCAGGCCGTCGTCGCTGATCGCACCGAGCGGCTCCCACGGCGAGACGGGCTGGATCAGCGGGGAGGCAGGCGCGGTCGAACCGACCGGGGCCACGAAGCCGCCGCCGTTCGCACCCACCAGAGCGAGGTCCGCGGCGCGGGTGATGTTGACCATGAGATGTCTCCAGACATGGAAGAGCCCGCGCACGGGCGGGTACAGGGTCCGGCGCGGGCCCAGAACCGGTCGTCAGGAGACCGGGTGGCAGAAGATTTCGTAGGTCGCCCCGGCACGGCGGAGCGAGACGTTCTCGTAGGGACGAGGCGCGGGCAGTGCGAAACTCCCGGTTCGGCCGATCACCGACTGGGCGCTGCTCGACCCGCGGAGTTCGCCGGTCACCCAACTGTGCACCTCGTTGGCGAGGGCTATGGCGTCAGCCCTGGTCGCCGCGAACACGTTGATGTCGACGATGGCCCGACTCAACTTCAGCCCGTCGTCGCTGCCGCCGGGGATCTGCTCGATCTGGATAGTCGGCAGTTCGTTTGCGAGATTGTTGTCCAACTCGTCCCGTACTACCGCGTCCGGAAAGCGAGCGGTCGCGCGGGTGATGAGCTCCAGCTCGATGTCGACGAGAGCGGTCACTGATTCCGCCCGCCCTGCAGTGCCGCCCGCAGCAGCACGTGGTGGGCGGGCCCGCCGCCAGGCCCGTTGCCGTACTCCACCCAGCGGGCGTAGTAGGTGCCGTTGCGGACGTAGCCAACCGCGCGGTCCCGATTCCGGCCGCCACGGGAGGTGCTGTCCGCCTCCCACGATCCCGCGTAGAGGCCGGGGTGCGGGCCGCCGATGTCGACCGGGGACGTCGCCACGGCGATCCCCTTGATCACCTCGGCGCGGCGGAGCATCTCCGCCTGCACCATCGGTGAACGCAGCAACTGGCCGACGCCTTTACGGGACATCTTGAACCGTGCTCCCATAGCCCCTCCAACATCACGCAACTGGGGGCGGACATGGACGTTAAGGGCGTACTGGGAACGATCACCTTCGACGGGGAATGGGTCACCATCACCAAGACACCTGTCGGGCCGCGCCCGGCGCCGGTTCGCATCCGGGCAGCCGACATCACAGGAACCCGCTTCAAGGCCGGCACCCGACTGGTCCACGGTTACGTGCAGTTCGTCCTCCCGGGCAGCACGGCCGCAGGCGAGAAGACCGGCCTCATGCTCGGCGGACGACCGCCCTATACGGACCCGCACAGCCTGTCCATTCCGCGCACGAGCAACGACGCGGCAGAGAAGCTGGTTGCTGCTGTCGAGCAGGCCCGCAGCTAGCCGGTCACCCGGTCGGCTGCGAACTGAATCGGCCCACGTGTGCCGGTGAACGGGCTGCGGCCCCAGTCGCCTGGCTCGCCGGTGATGTCGCATCTCACGCCGCGAACCATCGCCTGATCCGTGGTCCGTACCGGTTTTCCGGCCGGGGCGTACACGGTCCAGCCGACGATGACGGTGTCTCTCGCCTGCTGCTGATCCCCTCCCACCTGGGGCGTCTCCGCCCGCGGCGTGACCACGCAGCCCACCAGATCAAAAGACTCGTCAGGGCCGGGCAGCGGCTGACCGCGCGGCCCACGACCCGTCGACTGCCCGGTCCGCAAGATCCGCACTGTCTCCCCGAAGGGGTACGGGGCGGGCATCAGGGATACCCCCAGCCCGCCTCATAGTCCTCCGACCAGCCAGTGACCTGGTCAAGCGGCCACGTCGGCGACGGGTCCGCAGTAGCGGGAGTCGGGTCAACGGTGAACGCTCCGCCGCGCCCCGCGAGGGACTTGAGTGCGGCCTTGTCGTTCTTCGTCAGATACAGGCCGCCGCTTCCGCTGGGGCGCTGCACCGACATAGGGCCGATCGTCTCGTAAGCCACCTGCTGCGGGTTCACGTAAGCGCGACCCGCCACCGACAGGACGACAGCCTCCGCGCCCTCCGGTAGCGGCTTCACGATCGTCTGGGCAAGGGAAACCGCAGACGCGATCAGCAAGTCGCCACGATTGCCGTCGATCTCCTCCAGCGCCAGGAACAGGCCGAGTTGCTCAACAGTGGGCGGGACGAACGTCACGACGCCTCCTATCGGGCCAAGGCCTCCACGGCATCACACCATGCGGCAAGCTCCGCCGTCGGATCCAGCTCAGCGCTACGGGCTTTCGCCCGCTTGGACGCCAACCGGTACTCGGCGGGCGTCTGCAGCTTCCGCAGGACCGCCTCCCACCCGTCGAGATCCTGCCGCTCCAGGAAGATCCCGCCCTCGGCCAGCGACTCGCACAGGCCCGGCGTCGGGTGGGCGAGGACCGGAATGCCGCTCGCCAGAGCCTCCACGCCAGCGCGACCCCACGACTCGTAGAACGACGGCATCAGCAGCACCTTCGTGCGGCTGTACACCGCCTCCCGCATCTCGTGGCCGGAGACCTGCTGGACGACTTCGACGTTCGGCAGGTCCGAGTAGTCGGCCTGCTCACCGTAGGAGCCCATCACCGCGAGGAACTTCCGGTCGGGCATCCGCTGCGCCAGATCGTGGAACAGCCCGCCGCCCTTGTCCGGGTTGGTGTTGACCAGCGTGATCCGGTCGCCCGGCTTCGTCGCGTAGTCCTCCGCGAACACCGGAGGCCGCACGATCATCGACGTGTCAGGGCGGACCGACTTCGGATAGTCCGCGAAGTACAGCTCAGCCTCCCGCTCCATCCACACCGAGTTGTAGACCGCGAGGGCAGTCCCGCCGGACGCCATGTCCTTGAATGTCGGCAGGAACGTGTTGTGGCAGATCGCCACGAACGGCTTCCCGTAGCCGCGCGCCAAGGCCGCCGTCGGCTTCACGTTCTCCAGATGCGACACCAGAACGTCTGCCCGGCGAACTGCCGTCACCCAGTCCAGACGCGACTCCAACGGGATCACCTTCACGCCGTCCAGTTCATACGGCTGGTGGTCCTCGCCATACCGCGACAGCCACACTGTGACGTCGTGCCCGCGCTCGATGAGAGCACGGAACATCGACCAGGCCATCCACTCCGCCCCAGCGTTGTGCCGGGGCGGGGCGGCGTGCAGCCGGGCGACGACCTGCATCGCCCGGCCACCCTTCCCGCCGCCGCGGGCCTGCGTCACGACCCGTAAGCCGGGGTGCCGGTGTACTTCACGAACGCGGACGCGTCCCCCTGCACGTACCCGTAGTAGGCCTCCGCGAGGATCAGCACCAGGTTCTCCTGGAACGCCGAGTGGACGCCGCCGTCCTCGTCGATGTACGTGGCCTCCTTCGAGATCCGCACCGTGATGTCCATGCCCACGCCGTAGGCCGCCTGCGACCAGTCGCCACCGATCGCCCGCAGACCCGAGTCCGAGCTGGTGGACTGCCGGCGCTGCTTGCCCGACACCGACCGGGAGTACGCCAGCGGCTCACCGATCAGCGATCCCGCGGAGGCCATGTTCGTGCCCGGAGTCTGCGTGTCGACCAGGATCGGCCGGCCGGTCGTGTCGGTCGCCAGCAGCAGCGACGGCTTCAGCCGGTGGTCGGCGACCGTACCGGTGTAGTCGAAGTCGTCGTCGATCACCTTCGCCATACCCTTGACCAGGTCTGCCCAGATCCCGCCCGTGCTCTGCGAGGACGTGCCGAGAACCACCGAGTTGGTGGTCATCGCCAGGTAGTCGGAGAACGGGCCGGCCGCGCCCTTCATGGTGAGCCCGTGGATCGCCGCGTGGTCGAAAGCGCGGGCGAACGCGGTCGGCAGGTCCCGCTGGAGCTGCGTGTACAGGCCGCCCGCGTTGGTCATCGCGACCTCTTCGGCGACCGGGATGAGCACGGCGAGCTTCTTCGCCGTCATCTGCTTGATACCGACCGAGGAAGTCGACAGCGGCTTCTTCTGCGCCTGTCCGACCCAGTCGGCCTGCGGCACGTCCATCGGGATCGGCACCGACGTCGTCGCGTCGATCGCGAGCGGCGCCGGGCGAGCCAGCGTCATCACCGCGGACTGCTCGACGGACTTGTCGAAGATCGGCGCCGTGATGGTGCGCGGCAGAAGTGAGGCGTTGACATCGGACAGCTTGAGGGGGGCCGTAGCCACCATGACTTCTCGCTTTCAGCAGCTACGTGAGCTGCGACTTAAGCCACCCGGAGAACTCGTCTTCGGGGGTGAGGGGGCGTGTCTTGTTGGCGCCGGACGCCTGTGTGCGGTCCGGTGCGGGACGCCGCGGGCCCTCCGGGGGCTGGGCCTTCGCCCAGTGCGGCTTGCGCTCCAGAAGCGCCTGGAGGTCGGCCTCGATGGCCGCCTCGTCGATGTCGCCGTCAGAGTCGAGGTACGAGTCGAGGTCGAGCTCGCCGAACGCGTCGGCAGGATCAGCGAACGCCGGCCGGTCGTCCGTTGCGGTGCCCGCAAGGGCCTGCACCTGACTGCGGACCAGCCGCTGTCGGGTTTTGGCGATCTGCTCCTGCGCCGCCGTCAGCTGCTCGTTGAGGCGCTCGGACTCGGACAGCTCCGCTTCCTTGCGCTTCTTGAGCTCAGCAAGCAGCGGCTCCTGCTCCTTGAGCCGCTTGCGGAGGTTCTCGGCCTCGCTGTTCTTCTTGCGCAGCGCCGCCTCGAACTTCTTCCGGTCGAACGGCTTCTCCTCGTCGGCGTCCGCCTCCTGGGCGTCGTCCGTCGACTCGGTACCGTCCTGTTCCGCGGTGGCCGTCTCCTCGACGGTGCCCTCTACGCCGGACTCCTGCTGCTGCTCGGTCTGCTCGGTCTCTTCAGGCATGACGAATCGGCCCTCCAGGGGCTGTGGAAATGAGAAAGGCCGCCACCAGGGCGACCTTGTCGAACGGGAGCGCGGACTAGCCGTGCTCGGCTATGGCCCGCCTGAACAGGCGGAGTTGATCTCGGGGGTGGCCCTGCGCGTACTCGCGGTACAGGCGATCCCACTCGGCAGCATGCGGAGACAGCTCAAAGCGCTGCCCGCGGAAGACCGGGACGATCGCACAGTGGCAGTCGTTGTGGAACTTGGCCACGCTCGCATCGCCGCTGAAGCGCTCGTTGGCGTCCCGACCTGCAGTGCCGGCCGTCTTATAGACCATCCCGCGGGAAGCCATAAGGCGGCAGAAGGCGCATGCTCCGAGCGCTGCGGCCCGCGCGTAGCCGACCGCCTGCCGGTCCTGTTTCACCGCCTGCCGCAGCGTCTCCCGGCCACCTTCCGCGACCAACTTCTGCGCCACCGAATCCGCCTTGGTCATCGCCGCTTCAAGCCGGACGTCGAGCGGCTCCAACTGGGCCACCGTCGCGTCCGCCTCGTCACGCGGCCACAGATCCTTCGTAGCCCATCGCAGCGACGAGTCCACCTGCTCATCCGGCGGCGGATCAGCCAGCGACACCGCGAACGAGCCTGGCATGCCGGCCGCCTCCCGCTCACCGTCATAGAAGTCGGCAGCGAGCGTCGCCGACGTCTGCGAGTAGCGGGTCACGACTTCGGTCACTGCGTCGATCCACGGAGGCACAGTCGCCTGCAGGCGGTTCTGGCTGATCAGCCGCCGCAGTGCCAGTAGATCCCGCAGGAGTAGACGCGTCAGTCCACGCTGGGCCGAGCGCCACCTGTCAGCAGAGGCCGAGCCGTCAGAGGTTGTTGATGCCAAGGTCGGCCTCCGACGGCGCCGGACTACGGCCGCCACCAGCCGTGTCGAGCGCGGCTAGCCGGTCCATCAGCGCGGTGCTTCCCGCGCGGCCGGCAGCACGCTGCCGGTCCGCACGCACCCGCTTGCGCTGGCCCTCCGTCAGCCCCGCCATTTCCAGGGCGACGTCCGAGTCGGCCGGGAGAATGCCGGACTGGACCAGCTTCACGGTGGCGTCTGCAGCAGCCGCGACAGTCGGCGTCGCCGGGTTCCGCCACACGGTCTCGATGCGCTGCGTCTTGTCCGGCGGCACGCCGTCGCGCACCCACAGGGCGAGGCGCATTGCGTCCTGCCACGCCCTGCCGAAGCGCCGGATCCGCCGCTCGCTGCGCTTGACCAGCTTGGACTCCGTCGACCGGATGGCATCTGCGGAGGCCGGGTTGTCGGTGGTGTAGCCGAGCATGTGGGGCGGAAGCCCGAACTGACTCGACATGATCCGGGCATACAAGTCGACAATCTTCGTCTGGCCCGACGGGTCATGCGCGGCGAACTGGCCCACATCGGGGACGTTGCCGTCCTCATCCCGCTCCAGCGCCAGCACCCGGCCGATGTACGTCTCCCAGGCCGACTTGGCGTTGCCCTCCGCGTCCTGGAACGCCGACTCCGACGCACCGAGGATGTAGCGCTGCGGGGCGCCGAAGAACTCGGCGGCCACCTCGATGCCCATCAACCGGCGGCACGCCGCATCAGTGATCGACATGATGTCCGGGGTGATCTCCGACCTGCCGACCCGGTCTGCAGTTCGCTGCCGGTTCGCCAGCCGCACAACCGGCACGACCCCCAGCCCGTGCATGTCGCGGTCGATGACCTGCCAGCCGCCCGAATCTGAGGGCAGCGCCGTGATCGTCTGGTCCGGCAGGTAGAGCACGATCATCCGCTCGTCCGAACCGGACTCGACGTAGTTGTCCATAGCGCACTCACGCAAGGCGGCCGTGCCCATCCGTAGACGGGCATCCCACATCAGCGTCATGTCCAGCGGCGACTCGATAGTGATCAGGGGCGGGCAGTCGTCGCCACAGTCCCCCGAGCCGATCGCCAGATACTCGCGGCCGTACACGAGGGCGTCTAGGTGGGCCAGGCTCGACTCGTCGAACAAGTCGTTGGCGTCGGCAATCTCCTCCAGGTCGGAGGAGTCTGAGCCGTCAGCCCACCGGAACGCCTCCAGGTCGAGGCGCTCCTCCAGCGATTCGACTCCGACACGCGGCCACCCGATGACCGTGTGCAGGCCCTTGAGTTGAGGAGGAATGCTGATGCCGAGATCCCGCACCAGCTGCTCGCCGTTGAAGTACGCGTCCCGCAGTTTCAGTGCGTACCGGTCGCGCAGCATGTCGCCCCTGAGCAGAGCGATGAGAGCGAGTTCGTCGTCCGACAGGAACGTCAGCGGCAACTCGGGGGCGTAGGCAGTCACCGCAGCACCACCACCCTCCCCTTGCCTGGACTCTTCTTCTTGGCCCGCTTCGGCGAGTTGAGGATCATGCGGCGCAGCATTCGCGCCCCGATCGCACACACCGCGAGGTCGATCTTCCGAGCAGACTCACGGTGCTCCTTGCCGATCGTGATTCCCCAACGGTTCGTCCGCCGCCGGGCGTTGATCACATGCGTGCGCAGCACTTTGTGGCCGTCATGGATCAGCGTCCGCTCCAGCACGTCCGCGTGGGTGCGCTTCACGGCCTCCGTGAACGTCTCCTGGTTGCGAGAGTCGCGCATGTCCCAGCGGACTGCGTGCGCCTTCGGACCCGACAGCACGGACCGCAGCGTCAGCTTGGGACCCCATGCCTGACCCCACGTGTCGATATAGGTGTCCCAGTACATTTCGCCGTCGTCATCATCCTGGCCGGAGCCCGGGTCAGCGAAGAACGCCAGCACCTTGAACCGGCTGAACGCGTTCTCGACGACGCCATGCACCTCGTCGCGCGGCACCCGATACGGAACGAAGCCCGGCGTGTTCGGGGCCGGCCAGTTCGCCGGCTTCTGCCACACACCGAGCGCGGACACCAGCCCGTCCGACATCCGGCAGGCCGCCAGGCCTGTCGCGTCGTCGCTCTTGGAGCCGTCGAAGAAGAGGACGATCTCGTCGCCGTCCGCCAGCGCCAGATCCTCGCGCTTGCAGGCGTCCCACTCGTAACGAGACAGCCACGCATCCTCGGCCGCGGCGATCTGGTTGTACCAGAAACGGCGGGACCGACTTGGCGGGTTGCGGACGTCGAGGATCGACTTCATGATTCGCGGGATGTTCAGCCAGACCGAGTCGCCTCGGACCGCCTTCAGAACCTTCTCCAGCCACGGCTTCGTCAGCTTCGCCTCGGGCGGGGCTTCCAGCGAGTCGTACAGAATGCCGGTGTCCTCAGCCCGGCCCGCCTCGGCCGCCTCATAGGCGTCCCGCGTCTGCTCGGCGACGGAGTCTTCGCCCGGCTCGAAGGCGTTGGTGATCGCGAAAGTTCGGGCCGCCCCGTCCGCCGACTTCGTGGCGTTGCGCTCGATGGTCGCGGCCATCTCGTGGCCCTGGTTCGACTCGATCCAGTGGTGCGTCTCGTTGAGCAGCGTGAACGTCGTCCGGCCGCCCTCAAGGGATCGGGGTGATGAGGTCACAGCCTCGATGCGGCTAAGCCCTTTGTGGGCGTAGACGATCTCCTTGCCAACCTCGATGCCGTACTCGGCCTTGGCTTCCTTCGTGAACAGCGAGCCGAAGATGATCATCGTGTTGCGGGTCTGATCCTTCGACACGGCAGCGATCTGCACCCAGGCCTCCGGGTGGGGCTCCCCTACAGGCTGCCCCGCGGGAACGCCACGGATCTCTCCATGCTTTGCGACCCGTCCATGCCATCTACACGGACCCACGAATTCGGTGGCAGACAACGTCGCACCGAACGGGTCCTTCCCCCACCCCTTAAGTCTCTGCAGTACCGCATCTCGGTAGATGAACTCCCCGGAATCGGGATCAAGGGCGTACCACCAGAAGAGGATTCGGATCTGCTCCGAGGTGAAGCGCCACAGCCGACCAGCGCCGTGCTGCAGGCTGTCCTCGGCCCACCGCGCGACGTGATGCCCAAGGGTGAACGGCGGCTCGATGAAGTTCCCGAACTCGTCGCGCGTCCAAGTAGGGCCGATGACGACGGGTTCGACTACATCCGGAACAGACTCGTCGGCCTCAGCCGCTGAAGGCGGAGCGGTAGTCATCGAGCACCGTCACGCCAGCGTCTCCCTGCGAAGCGGGCTTCTTCCGCTCCAACTCCATGCGAGCGCGCCGACGATCGCCCTCAGTCGTCAGCAGCGACGACATAACCGAGTTCAGCGCCGCCACCAACTGACCGTTGGGACCCCGCTCCGACATCAGCACCTTCGACATCAGGTCTGCGGCATAGCGGGCGACCGCCCAGTCCGACGGCTGGTAGAACGCGGCCTGGCCGGACTCCCGCAGCGACAGGTACCAGTCGGCGGCGATCGGATGCCACAAAGGATCAGCGTCGGGCAGATCCGGCAGATCCACCGGCGCCCCCGACGGAGCCTTCGTGACGGAGTTTTGATCTTCCTTCGAGCGATGGCCCATGCGCTCCTCGGAGCGCTTACCGATAGGTCCACGAGCGCCCATGACGACCTCCAGGGTCAGAGCACGCCACCAGGGCGCACAGAGGGCTGGAAACAACGACGCCCGCAAGGGACGCCGCCGGGGCGTCAGAGCGAGGCGATCAAACCGGCTACGTCAGGCAGCTCGGCAAGACTGAGTGGCGTGCCCGGAACCCGGTCGCCGACGATCATGTACCGGCGGTCCGAGTACACCTCGAACGCCAACTCCCCCTTGCGGATGCGCCGACCATGCGGGGCCGCGCCACGGAACCACAGGTGCAGGCCGGTACCCGACCGGCCACGCTCCATGTACGTCGGCGGCAGCTGGTCCACGATCGCCTGCGCCCACGGCAGCACGCGACCGTCCTCGACCGCATGGTCCAGGTCGACGACCAGGATGCCGTCGCCGGCCGTGAGGACGAAGCCGATGCCGTCGCCCGCAGTCGCCGAGGCGACCGCTTGATAGTCGGACCAAGACGACGGGTCCTTCACCGAAGCAAAGCGACCGTCCGTGCGGAGCGGGACCTTGGCCTTGTGCCGCACCCAGCGCGGACGCGACGTCAACTCGGCCGGGATGCGGGCCTGCTGCTCGACCGCCACCTGCTCCTGACGGGCGGCGATCCGAGACCGGCTCGCCCGCTTCCTGCAGGTCGCGCCGCAGTAGTGCGCATCGGCCCGCACCATCAGAGGCAGCGGGCCGGCGCACTGCTCGCACACTGTGCGGCGGGCTGCGACGGTCGAGGTCATGACTTCACCCTAGTCGACCGACGTCACGGCTACAGATCTCCGACCTGCACCGTTACCATCTTGCGACCAGGCCGACCCAGGCGAGTGGACTAGACCGGATAGGCATCACCGCAGGTCAGCGGCCCTGGAAACCCGGGGGCGATGTCAGGTGCTATACGGCCCCGACTCCCGAGGGGCGCCGGCAGGGGGTCCCTCCCCGGGGCGACCCTGCCCCTCCGTGATCTTGAAGGGGTGACTTGATCATGGAGCTGAGGTCTACTGGATCTTGAGCTACGCAAATCGAATGATCATTCGATTCGATCGAACGAAATTCGATCAACCTTCGATGATCACTCAGCTCGACGAGTCGACACTGACCATGACCACATCGCCTGCCTCACCCTCTCCTGCCCTCGGCCGGCACGCACCCTGGGTGGGTGGGGGCGGCGCCTGCCCTACCCCTACCGCTCCCGGCCGGCGAGGGAGGCGTGCACCAGCGGCCTGCCCACCACCCCGTCCACCTGGGTGACCGGCCTGACCTCAGGCCCGTACACGCAGTCGGCTTCGGTGGTCGTGGTCGACCTGGTCTCCGATGGGCGTGACGTGAAGGTGGTTGGTCACCGCCTCTTGCCTGCTCCGCCTCGCATCGCCTTCGCGTGCGCGCTCGTCGTCATGCCGGTGGCAGCCATATGCCTGAGCTGGCAGTAGCCCTTGGCCCTTGCTCCCATGTACTTGGAGAGCATGCGGTTGCAGCGAGACCAGTCGCCGGGGGTACCCCAGCGGATCTTGGCGGCGCCGGCGCCGCGGGTCCAGTAGTTGCGCAGGGTCTGGGCGTTGCCGCCTCCGCGCCTCGTGCCTCGTCCTTTGCTGGCCACAGTCGGTCACTCCTTCTGCGGCGCGGGCTCCTGGTCTTCATCTACCCGCTCCACCCGGAGGATTTGCGCGGCCGGGATGGCGATGGCGACACGGTTGTCGTCGATGACGCGGCGGTCTTTGAAGAGGACCCAGCCGTGCACGAACTCGACTTCGAGCTGGTCGTCTTCGATGAGGGTGTCGTCGCCGTGTCGTTCGGCGTGGACGACGAGGTAGGCGCCCATGGTCACCTCAGTCCGGGGTGTTGCTCGGGCGGTCGCTTCCGTCCGGCTGACGGGTTGGCGCGCTGTGCGTCGTTGCCCTCGCGGCTGGACTTCTGCAGGTGGCAGGGTTCACAGACGCCTTGAAGTCGGTCCTCCGAATGGGCGTCCGTCTTGGCCTCGATGTGGTCGCAGTGCGAACTGGGCCGCACGCCGCAGATCTTGCAGACTGGGTCGCGGGCGAGCACCTTGGCTCGGATGGTCCGCCAGTTCGACGGAAGCCGGGCCTTGCGGTCGGACGATGCCCATCCGCCGGACATAGCTACTCCTTGGGGCGAGCAGGCTGATTGCCCTGCTCGGCGAGCAACTTCTTGGCCTCGACGAGGCACGCCGTGTAGGGCCTGCCTGATTCCGCTTGGAGCTTGCGTGCGAGCTTCTGCTCCGGGGTACGGCGGGTCACGACCTGCCTCCTTCGTCGGTCTCGCGGGCGTCGAGGCTGTGGTGGGTGTAGATCCACCCGTCGGATCCGTCTCCGCGCGGCTCACGGCGTGGTGTGGGTCCGCAGGGGCAGAGGTCGGTGTGGTCGTGGAGGATCAGGTCGTCGAGCGGGACGACGTGCACGTCGGTGCCGCTGGTCTGCTTGGCCAGCCACTGCCCGCTCATGCGGCGAGCGCCCTCGCGATGCCTTCTTCCAGGCTCACGCGCGGCTGGTAGACGTCAAGCATCCGCTTCGGATCGCAGACTCGGTGGTGGACGCCTTGGGGTGCGGTGTCGAGGTGCTTCAGCTCGGGCCGGTAGCCGGCGACCGTGGTGACGAGGCCGGCTAGTTCGTCGAAGCTGGTGGCCCTGCCCCAGCCGAGGTTGATCGGTCCGGTGGCGTCCTGGTCGACGGCTGCGAGGGTGGCGCCGACCAGGTCGTCGATGTGGATCCAGTCGCGGGTGGAGCTGCCGTCGCCCCAGATCTCGAACGGGTCCTGCCGCTCGCGTGCGCGGCGGATGAAGGCGGGGAAGGGGTACGTCTCGTCCTGGTCTTCGCCGTAGCCGGAGAACGGCCGGAGGATGTGGACGCGGCAGCCTTCGGCTTCGGCGTACCGGGCGAGATGCTCCCCCGTCAGCTTGGCGAGCCCGTAGGTCGCGTCGGGCCGTCCGGGCCGCTCGTAGTCGATGTCCGTCTCGGCGAGCCGGTGAATCTCGCCGGGCTGCTGGAGTTCGACCGGGTAGGCGGCCGAGCTGGAGAAGTACACGGCGCGCGGGGTGCCGGTGCGGATCAGCCAGCGGAAGTACCAGGAGTCCAACGCGAGGTTCGTGGCAACGCCGAGCGGTGAGCCGTCGATGCTGGCCCGGCCGCCGACGACTGCCGCGCAGTGGATGGCGAGGTCGTAGGGCCGCTGGTCGAAGCGGAATAGATCGAGGGCGTCCCGGCCGTCGATCAGGTCGACGCCGGTGACGTCGTCGCCCCGGGCGTTCAGGGCGGCGTGCAGGTGGCGGCCGACGAAGCCTCGGTGGCCGCTGAGGAGGACGCGCATGGGAACCCCCTCAGAGCCAGTTGATGGCAGCAGCGTTGATGGCGAGGTGAATCGTGTTGTCGGCGATGATCATCAGCCACACGGCCAGCCA